AGGGATTACTTCTGCGGTTGCCGTGCAAGGTTGGAGATACTTTGTATCGGGTAAATAAAGGAGCGAAAGAGCCAGTTATTATGATGCGCGTTATCCAGTTATATATCAAGCAGATTCATAAAGACAGAACTATTATGAGAATTGATGTTATAAATGACGCTGATATGGGTGAGAGTTGCTATTTACCGTGCGACATTGGCGAAAGGATATTCCTTACCAGAGAGGAAGCCGAAGCCAAGCTGAAAGAAATGGAGGAAAAGGATGCTTAATGAAATTTTCGATGTGATGAAATGCTTTCCGAAGAGTTATCTTACTCAATTTGGAGAACTTATTTTATCAGACAAAGGGAATGTATATTTTATAGCAAAAGACTGTAATACACAGAACGATATTATCTGTAAACTTTTAGAGTGGTGTTCCAGACCACTTGCAAAGGGAGAACCTTACCGCCAAGAGAAGAGAAATAAAGAATGGAGGGAATCACTTCTTTCTGGATACAATGAATATCTCGGAACACAATTCACGCAAGAGGATATGTACTGGATTTATGATAAACTCGGAAACGCAGTCAATCACGAATTGACGTTGAAATTTATTACAAGCGGATATGATTTGAAGCTTGTATATCCGAAGAAAGGAGAAAGTCATGGAGAATAGATTTTTATGCCGTGGAAAACGGATTGATAACGGAGAATGGGTAGAGGGATTACAATCGTGAAAGGCGGTGGAGTAGATGCGTAAGTCAATTCCAAAGTCGGTCAGAAAATTAGTGTATCAGAAATACAATGGTCACTGCGCTTATTGTGGTTGTGAGATACCGGAAAAAGGCTTTAATGTAGATCATTTATACTGCATCAGAAATTATGAATACACAGAAGAATTTACTGGAATAGATGTGAATGATATTAAAAACCTTATGCCGTCCTGTGGTTCGTGCAATCGGTATAAATCAACGATGGATTTGGAGGATTTTAGAAAGCAGTTGCAGAAAATACCGGACCGGCTGAAAAGAGATGTGTGTATATACAATATAGCCTTGCGGTATGGCATGGTGCAGGAAAACAGAGAACCTATAAAGTTCTATTTTGAAAGGGTAGGTGGAACAGATGAAACAACCGAGCAAACCAACAAGAGCACAGAAAGAAATTATATCAAATAACAACCTGGTACCGGATCACTGGATGGTAATATCAGAGAGCAGGGACACATTAGAAATTATTAGCCGTAGAAGTGGAAGAAAAAAGGTGCTGACAAAATGATTCTTAAAGCAATTATATTTATATATTCACTTTCATTGATTGAAGAAATGGATAAAGCGAGAAAAAAGAAGAACCTGTGCGACGTTATTTACTGGGGAGTATTAATGACAACGTCAATGATGCTGGTGATATGGGTTTGAGTTTATTGCAGGAAGAAAAGAAAAAATGAAAAATAAAAAAGTGATGATGTGTCCATTTAGAACAGTGACAGAGACGTTTCATCCGTTAATGGCAGGGCAGCCAGAAATCACAAGAACAAATTTTGAACTATGTTTAGAAAAAACATGTCATGCATATTGCGTGGAACATGGGAAAAATGGTGGAAAAGCAGGAAAATGCAGAAGATTAAAATGGTTCTCAAGCAGTAGACAACATTACACATGTAAATTATAATTATACAGAAATTACAAATATAATTATAAAGGAGAAAATAACATGCAAAATTTATCAGATCAGGAGAAAAAAGTATTAGAGATCATGAAGGAGTCCAAGCAGCAGTTGACACCGGAAGAAATCACGGCAGAGATAAACAAAAGATATGGGCAGGTTTGGCCAGTGCAGGTTACTCTGACATTTATGGCAAGATTAGAGAAGCTGGGATATACGGATACTAATAAACAATGAAGAACAGGCAGGGAGAAAAATAAAACAAGCAGAGGGGGAATGTGTGTGAATGAGAAAGAAGTGTACGAGATCTGTATGAGTGTAGATAGCATCATAGCCGATAAACTGACAGAATCAATCGTTGTTGGTACCAGTTATGACATGTTAGAAGCTCATTATGGCATTCTCCCGATCAGTCGGAGAAATTTTTACCGGAGGAAAGAGATAGCGCAAAGACTAACGCAACAAAAAAACGAATTTAGAGGAAGAAAAGAATGAGAAATGCGGATGGTATAGAGATATAATAGATATTTTTATATTTGTAATTGATTATTGTGGGGTTATGTAGTAGAATTTAATAAAAGGAGGTATGCGGTAATGTTAGCATTGGAAGTACAAGTAGAATTTGCAGAGATTTTAGTAAAACTTAGGGAAAAACAGGCAACAGTTTCTGATCTAAGCCAACTTCTTTATTTGGTTAGGCTTTATAAGAAGGAGATACCGGATGATATTAAACTTATTATGTTAAGTATTCCAAACATTGTGTTGAGAGATAATTGTGAACTGAAAAGTGACGCAGGGAAGTGGGCGAGTAAATATGGAGAATATTTTTCAGGCAATTGTGTTAACCTTGTGGAGTGGAAAAATAAATTTAGTAGTAAGTGTTTTGATTTGAAAGATATGAGTAACTTTATGAAATATGTGTTAGAAGATCAGGAAAGATTAAATAGTGATTTCTATTTGAGAAATCCGGAGGTAACATTGAGGGATGATGTATGTATAAAATCTGGGAGAAAATTTCAGAATGAGCAGATTATATATGCTATGGTACTTGAAAAGGCACTCATGATGTAGCATAAGTAAAGTTACAAAGAATGAAGCGATTTGACATAAATATATTTATTTACCATAATATATTCATAAATCAGCATCATAGAACCGAATGTATGAGACTATAATTAGTTTCATGCACTCGGTTTTTTATTTAAAAATTGGCACAAATCTTATTACTCACTGTTTTATAATTATGCTATAAGAGAAAAAACAGGAGGAGATAGATAGTGAACGAGATAGACCACAAAAAGGAATACCTGAAACAATATGAAAAAGCAGTGCGTCAGATGAAACGCAGCGAGGAAAAGATCACAGAAATGCGTTTAAGCAAGATTATGCCATCTGTAGGCAATGACGGCATGCCACACGCACATAACAATACAGATCTATCTGCTTATGCTGCACTACTGGACGAAGAGGAAAGACGGTACATGAAAGCCAGATATCACAGAATCAAGCTGTGCCAGGAGATCACGGACAAGATAGAGCGGATGGATAATGAAGATGAAAAGGATGTATTGATGTACCGTTATATCCGGTTGATGAAGTGGGAGGATATCTGTGTGAAGATGGGATTATCATGGAGACGCACCCATTACATACATAATGATGCACTGAAACATTTTATAATTTAAAAGAGTGCATAGAAGTGCACACTCAAAATATGATATTGTTATACTAACCGAAAGGTTCAAAGGGAGATTGCGGCAGCAGTCTCTCTTTTTTCGTGCTCACAACATTAAGCGGCTCCATGAAACCCAGGGGAGCCGCGACCTCCGTATGAATGGGGAGATTAGAATGAATAAAGAAAGATACAGTGATCCGACAGCCGAACAGGCGATTGCGCATGTGATGAGGGAATATAGAGAAAAGAAAAAGCAGGAAGGTGGCAGCAGTGGCAAGGAGTCCGAACGAAAAGACAGAGAAAGCCCGAAAACTATACAAAAAAGGAATGAAGCTGGTTGAGATTGCAAGTCAACTAGACGTTCCTCCCGGTACGGTTCGAAGATGGAAAAGTACATACCATTGGGATGGTGAGCATCAAAGCGAGCGTTCGGAAAAGAAAAGCGAACGTTCGGAAAACAAAATGAGCGTTAGAAAAAAGGCTGTAGCTGATGAAGTCAAGCAGGTAATGCAGAACGCCGACTTGACCGATAAACAACAGCTTTTTTGCATACATTACATCCGGTGTTTTAATGCTACTAAGGCATATCAGAAAGCGTATGGAGTTGATTATGCAACAGCTCTGGTGAATGGTTCGCGAATGCTAGGAAATGCTAGGATAAAAGATGAAATCTTGCGGTTAAAGCAGGATCGACTCAACAGGGAGTTCCTGAGTGAGTCTGACATCTTCCAAAAGTACATGGATATTGCCTTTGCTGATATGACTGATTTTGTAGAATTTGGAAACGGAACGTTTACAGATCCGGAGACGGATGAAGAAGTTCAATACAGCTATGTGAATTTAAAAGACAGTAAAGCTGTAGACGGAACATTAATTTCAGAGGTTTCCAAAGGGAAAGACGGTGCAAAGATTAAACTTGCCGACCGTATGAAAGCCTTGCAGTGGATTTCAGACCACATGGATCTTGCTACCGAGAAGCAGAGAGCTGAGATTGCCTTGCTGAAATCCAGAGCAGATGCCGGTAAGGATGACCGGGAGAGCAAACTGGATAAATTCTTTGAACAGATAGAGGGTGCGCTGAAAGATGCTGAGTGATCTGTATACACCAAAACAGCTTGATACATTCCACTTTGCCGTGAATAATGACTATTTTATGTTGATTAACCATGGCGCAAAGCGAACCGGGAAGACAGTTCTGGATAATGACCTCTTTCTGTACGAACTCCGCCGGATCAAAAAGATAGCCGCTGCACAGGGAGTGGAAAATCCACAATATATACTGGCGGGTGCAGATCTGGGAGCACTCAACCGAAATGTACTGATCGAGCTGTCGAACAAATATGGCATAGAATTTCATTTTGATAAATTCAACCGATTTAAGCTGTTCGGGGTACAGGTGTGCTGTTTTGGTCATTCAAAGATCAATGATCTGGGGCGTATCCGAGGAATGACCGCCTACGGTGCTTACATCAATGAGGGCACAATGGCAAAGCAGGAAGTATTTGACGAGATCAAGTCCAGATGTTCCGGAAATGGTGCAAGGATGCTGATCGACACGAACCCGGATAACCCAGAACATTGGTTGAAGAAAGATTTTATTGATAAAGCAGATGGGAAAATTATTAAGGAAGTGCAATACAGGCTGGATGATAATACGTTCCTGTCAGAACGCTATAAGCAGAACATGAAAGAGACCACACCGTCTGGAATGTTTTATGATCGTAATATAGAGGGAATGTGGGTCATGGGCGAAGGTGCCGTATACCGGGATTTTGATAAGAAAGTCCATTATATCAGCAGGGCAGAATTGCAAAAGGTCAATTTTGTTAAGTTTATTGCCGGTGTGGACTGGGGCTATGAACATTTCGGAGTAATCGTGCTGATTGGGAAAGACGATCAGGGCTGTTATTATCTGATCCGGGAGATTGCGCGCCAGTTTGAGGAAATAGATTTCTGGCTGGAGCAGGCACAGGCAATGAAAACTGAGTATGGGAGTATTCCATTCTATTGTGACTCTGCCCGCCCGGAATATGTGAAGAAGTTTAAGAAAAACGGTTTGCGGGCGGTCAATGCCAATAAAGCCGTATTAAGCGGAATTGAGCGTGTGGCACAGCTATACAAGCAGAACAAACTTCGGATAGTAGATGATGTAGAGCGGTTCCGTGATGAAATCTATATGTATGTGTGGAATGATAAGACCGGGGAGCCGGTAAAACAGTTCGATGATGTACAGGATGCAATCCGGTATGCAATTTACACGGATGAGAACCGCGGCGGCATCGGTATTTTGAAATGAGGTAGAAAATGAAAAATATGAAAGTAAATATCCTTGGAACTGAATATTCGATTGAAACTCATAAGGTGTCAGAAGATGAGTATATGCAAAAGAATAGACTTGCTGGTTATTGCGGTGAGGAAGATAAAAGAATCATAATTGCCGACATGTCAGAGGAAGAATATTTCACAGGGATGGACGAAAAATCGCAAAAGAAATATTGGAGAAAAGTTTGTAGGCATGAAATTATCCACGCTTTTTTCAATGAGAGCGGTTTATCTGATTCCTCAAATTGTTATGATGGAGCATGGGCAAAAAATGAAGAAATGGTTGACTGGTTTGCAATTCAGTCACCGAAGATTTTTGCAGCATATCAGAGCCTTGAAATTTTGGGAGAATAACAATGGACATCGAAACAATGAAACAACTGATAAAAAAATACGAACCCGGTCATGCGGCTTTTGTGACACGGGCAGCAGTGGCAGAACGGTATTACCGGAATGAGACAGATATTTTATTCCGGGATAAGCCAAAAGAAGAGAAAGAGGAAGCGGACAACCCACTGCGTAATGCAGACAACCGGATTCCACGGAACTTCCATGGGCTGATCGTGAATCAGAAAGCATCTTATGCATTTACTGCACCGCCGTTGTTTGATGTTGGAAATACTGTCGCAAATAAACGCATCACAAAGGCTCTGGGGGATGAATATGCGAAAAACTGCATGGAGCTGTGTGTAAACGCCGCCAATACCACAATTGGCTGGGTACATTACTGGCAGGGCGATAGTGGTTTTGAATGGGCGGTTGTTCCATCAGAACAGGTCATCCCGGTATTTGACCGGAGTTTAAAGCGTAGGCTAATCGGAGCCATGCGGGTATATCCGGACATCGACGATGCAACTGGAGACAATTATACCGTGTATGAATACTGGACGGATACAGAGTGCCAGGCATTCCGGCGAAGGGCGGGAGAGACACTTGATCTGCTGACATACTATGAAATGTTTGCTGATCCTGCTACCAGTGACATGACCGCCGATTACCACCATGATTTCGGGGAAGTGCCATTTATCCCATTTTATAACAATAATATACATACAGATGATCTGCGAAACATAAAGCCGCTGATAGACGTATATGATAAGGTCTACAGCGGTTTTATTAATGATCTGGACGATATACAGGAACTGATTTTTGTGCTGTCCGGATATGGAGGGCAGGATCTAAATGAGTTCCTTTCAGATTTAAAAAAGTATAAGGCAATAAAAATTGAAAGTGACGAAGATGGATCAGTGTCAACACTTAACATCGAGATCCCAATCGAAGCCCGGAACAGTGTACTGGAAGCCACCAGAAAGGCAATCTTTG